AACCTTAATCGCATCTTCGGAGAAACCTTTTGGACAAATACCGTAGAGATATTGAACCTACAAGAGCTTGGCTTTATCACAGAAGGCACATTACGGCAGACGTATTACAAGGATGGCCGGTACATAGACAGTGTAATACAAAGCCTATTGCGGTCTGATTACGACAAACTAAAGGATGGTTGGAAATGATATTTACAAGTATTGTTATTGTGTTTTTGCTTGTGTATATGTGTGTTGGCATTACCTTTGTTGCGCGGCTGGTATACCGGCAAGTAATCGGAACAAAAAAAGCAAATAAGACGGTGACTGTTATACGAGACATACAAGCGACGGACGGCCTTGGTAATACAGCAAATTTGTCATCCCGTGTTATCCCTCTAACCGATGAATATGAGTATGACCAATCAACAAAGTTCAAAAATCTTTCTAATAGGTGACCCTGGCTCTTGCCATTGTGGTAGCTACAACATGGCAAAGGAGCTTATTAATGTAGGGAAGCGCTGCGGGCTTGATGCTGTCAAGTTTCAGTTATTTCCTAATACGCCATATTACATAAAAAGCGGAAACGTAGCACTTCCGCACGATGATTTTAAAAATCTTGTTATATATGGCAAGTCTATAGGCATAGAAGTGTTTGCAAGCGTGTTTGATTTACAGTCGTATAAAACCGTTGCAAAACTATGTAAATCAATAAAGTTTTCATATAAATCATGTGCCTATAAACTAATTCCAAAAGCAGTTCAGCACTTTAAGCCAGAAAACATCTATGTTAGCGGTGACATAATGAATCAGCCGCCAGAACATTTACAGCGACTATATTGTATATCACAATACCCCGTACAGCACAAAATTGATTTTGATGGTATATTTAAACGATTCGATGGGTTCAGCGACCATACATTAGGTATCAGCCAGACATTAGAGGCAGTGAGATGTGGGGCAAGGATAATTGAGAAACACTTTAGGCTTGATAATTACAAGTGTGATAACATTCCAGACGGCAAGTTTGCAATAAGGCCGTACTTACTTGAAAAGCTATGTGAAAAGGTGAAATAATGGGAAAGATAAAACCAAAATACTACGTTGGTGATAGAGGGTTATTCCGCAAAAAGGCATTTGAGACACCTGAAGAGCTATGGGAAGCATTTTGCGAATACGCTCAATGGATTATAGACAACCCACTATTTAAGCATGAGGCTATTAAGTCTGGTGAAGGGGCCGGAACAATAATTGACATTCCAGCCGGCAGACCTATGACTATTATGGGCTTTTGTTTGTATGTAGGTATTGCGCACAGAAATTTTATCAATTATGGCAAGGAAGAGTCATATAAGGAATATCATCAAGTCTATGATAATATTCACAATGCCTGCTACACACAAAAGTTTGACGGTGCTTCAATAGGGAAGTTCAATGCCATGATTATAGCCCGTGACCTTGGCCTATCCGAAAAGACAGAAACCAAGCACGAAGGTATACCGGCCATTCCTCCCATGTTACAAGTAAAGGTGATGGATGCCGCTGATAAACAATAAGGTAGAGCCGTATGAGTTCCCATCAGAGAAGCATAAGCGGGTGCTTACGGACAGGACTCAGCCTTGGTCATACCGTTGTCTCTACGGTGGGCGCAATGGTGGCAAGGATTGGTCGGTTTGCGGGTATGTAGTCGAACTTGCTGTAAGGTGGCCTATTCGGGTGTTGTGTACTCGTGAAGTGCAAGTAACAATCAAGGACAGTATCCACCAGTTGCTTGAGGACACGATAAACCGGCTAGGCTATCACAAGTATTTCACGATAAACAAGGCTGATATTGTAGGGGTGAACGGGTCGAGTTTCATATTTCGCGGCCTTAAGGATCTGAACGCCGATGATATAAAGTCGATGGAGGGTATAAGCATAGTCATCATCGGTGAGGCGCAAGACCTGACGCAAAAAAGCTGGCTTGTGCTTGACCCGACAATCCGGCAGTCTGGCGCGGAGATATGGATAATCTACAACCCGCAGTCTGAAACAGACTTTGTTTATGAGCTTACCGTTAAAAACCCGCCAAAGAATATGATATGTGAACACGTCAATTATACCGATTTGCCGAAGCAGTTATTGAGTGACAGGATCATAGAGCAAGCGGAGAGGATGAAGAAAGAGGACATTGCGCTATATAATCATATTTGGTTAGGTCATCCGTCGTTGGGCGGTAGGTTCTTTACTGGATTCGGCGCTCATTTGTGTGAAGAGCCGTTTGAGATACAGGAAAGCGATTTGCGTGGTAACCTGTACGGGCATTTAGATAGTGGCACGACACATCCGACAGCATTTAGTGTGACATGGCTTGCGGCGCCGAAGTTCAAGGCGCAGTTTGGGGCTGAATGGACTTTGCATACACTATTTACCTATGAGGCCGGTGGTGGGACTATCAGCAGCCATGCAGACGAGATATACAACCGTATCGCTCATTTCCCGTGGCTAAAGGGTGTCATGCCGGAAGAAATAGTGTACGATCCATCTATGGACACCAAATGGAAACCAAACGAGGCTATGGTCAGAAGTGCCATACAAGAATACATTGATGTATTTGAAAAGAATAACGCTAAAACACGTTTTAAGCCTGCTAATAACGACAAGTACATAGGCTGTCAGATTATGCGCATGATGATGAGTTACGGCACTGATGGCCCTATGTGGCGGTACTGGAACAGGTTTAACACAGGTATTGAGAACGGTCTGAAACGGGCGATAGTTGATGAAAATAACGTGGAGATATACGCAAAAGCCGATGGTGACGATGTTTGTGACCAACTCAGATATGGCATGATGCGCCTATGGGTAGAGATAGGGTCAAGGAAAAACATATCAGCCGGGGCCGGTAAGGTTGCGGCACATAACGCTAAGATGTCTAAAAAGGATTGGCGTGATTTATAACGCTCGCAATAGCCGGCGAAACGGGCAAAACAAGCAAAGCGCAGTTTTGGGGCACCCGTTTCGTCATTGGCTGATTGCGCTGTTAGGTTGCCCTTGTTTTCGCACCACCACCACCAAAGGAGTTAATTGTGACTGAAAAAGAATTTTGGATAAAGTTGCTGTCATTTGGCAATAGACTTAGAGAAATGGAAAAAAAATTAGGTCAAACTCCTATTGTTCCTTTGGAAGTACAGGAAAAGGAGAATTTGATACGTAAGTATTATAATCTAAACGAAGCGAACGAGCCTGTTCAGAAATAATCGTCGCATCTTTTTCGAGTTTTGTAATTCTTTTGTCTAATTCGTATAATTTTGCTGTAAAATTTTCAGGAACTTCATAATGCTTATTCATAGCATGGCCTTTCTGAAAGTGGTGGTGCGATGTCTTTTTTATTGTGGCAACCTAACGCTTAATAGTTTGTAAGCGGCATATCTGATTATGCCGTCATGCATAACGAAAGGTTATATATGATTTACCCGTTTCAATGTGATTTATGCGGTGAATATGTAGAGGATGTGCGTCCATCTAAGGATTCGGGCCTTCCCCAGATATGCAAGTGCGGTGCTACTATGCGCCGTATCTATACAGTGACACTGTTTGCTATCGACAAGCAGGACTACTTTGATTACGGCCTTGGGTGTCATGTTCGCAACCGTTCAGACGTTAAAGAGGCTATTAGAAAGCTGCGAGATGGCAAGAAAAACGGGCGTGATGTGGTATTAACCGATGATAATGGCAAAAAGTTCATTGAAAAGCGTGATGTGCCAGGAATTGACGTGGTTGAGATAGGTAATCAAAGACCGAAGATAGATAAAAAGCACATTGACTATAATATTCCTCGTGGTGCAATATAGTTAAATATCAATGTCTTATGAATTAGCTGTTGTAATTACTACTAATTGGATGTATAATTAAATGATAAGTGGGACAATTGTCACATTTACCGTTATTGAGGGCAAAACATTATACGAAGTACCTGAAAAGGTACATATTGCCCTTCAATTAGCATCAGAAATGCAGAAGCAGCGGAACCCTGGAAGTATAACACTGCATATTGATGCGCAAGGTAATGTGGCAAAGGTTGAACAAAAGAAGTTTTACTAACATAGCCTGCCAAGCAAATAAATGCCGCAAGCGGATTAACCGTTTGGGGCTTTTTTTATGCCAGATTCGGCAAGACTTCCAGTAGACCCATATTCCGCAATGCCAAATGTAGAGGAAAAGTCTGCATTTACTATAAACACTCCCGAAGAAGAAAAAGAATTAAAGATACTTCAGAAAGCCCTTGCCTCGGGTAAAAAGTTTCGCAAGAAGTACGACCAAAACTGGAAGAAATACGAAGAGTATTACAACGGCAATCAGTGGTATGGCCGTAAACGTCCGTCATATCGAGCAAGCCCATCCGCTAATATAATCCGTCCTTCGATACAGACAATTATCCCGATAATGACCGATACTCAGCCTGGTATTGACGTATTGCCGCAAGAGCCGCGTGATTTCGCTTTTGCAGATGTGTTAAGCAAGGTAAATCGGTCGTGGTGGAATAGGCGTTCAATGCCTATTACTGTTGTTGAAGTGCTGACTGATTGCTGTGTGTATGATATTGGGGTAATTAAGGTTGTTTGGAATCCAGACCTTGAGGGTGGGCGCGGTGACGCTGAGTGTGTTGTGCTTGACCCTAACAATGTGTTCGTTCTTGATAACACATCTGACTTTAACAAGAATTGTCCGGTCGTGGTTGAATTGTATCCGGCAAGTGTTGGGGAGTTACGGCGTAAGTTTCCAGATAAGGCGCATTTAATAAAGGCTACTGGCAAGCCGCGTGAAATAGGCGAGGCAACAAGCCAAAATACAGAAGTATATGTTGTGTCGCCTGTTGATAAAGATGATGGGCACGATAACCCTGATATTAGCGGCAGCTGTGATGACAATGATATTGTATGGTGCGCTGAAATGTGGATGGATGATTACGCTGTTGAAGAAATAGCCACAGAAGAAGTAGATGCAGCTGGCGCTGCGATAAAAGAGCAAAAGCGCAAGTATCCACTTGGTAAAGTAGTTCAGGCTATACCGGATTTAAAGCTGGTGCTTGATGTTGGTGAGAATCCGTATAAGGACGGACTAAAGCCATATGTGCGGTTTATAGATACTATCAGGTCGAGGCAGTTTTACGGTGAAGGCGAAGTCGGGCCGCAGATTGAAACTCAGGACATGATTAACCGCACTCTTGCATCGATATTTGACCATCAGAATTTAATGATAAATGCCACATGGATTATTGACAATGATTCAGGCGTTGACCCTGAAATGATTACAAATCAGGTTGGGTTGATAATACAGAAGGTTCGAGGTAGTGAGGTGCGTAGAGAAGAGGCTCCTCAGCAAAGTCCGCAAGTTTTTCAGTTCTATGACTTGCTTCAGAATCTTGCTAACACTCAAAGCGGTGTACACGATGTGACTCAGGGCCGTAAGCCTGTTGGTATTACTGCGGCTGAGGCTATCAGCACAATGCAGGAAGCTGCACAGACACGTATCCGACTTAAAGAGCGCAACATGCAGGTCAGCTTGCAGCAGCTTGGCAGGTTGCTTGTTTCTCGTATACTTCAGTTTTACCGTACACCTAGAATAATCAAAATTACAGGTGCGAAACAATGGCCTGAATACTTTGAGTTCTTCATTGAGGATACCGGCAATGGTGGGTATAAATACAATAAGCGCGAACATACATATGATAAAAAAAATGAGA